CCAGATCATTTTGTTTCATCCAGCACGGCGCGGGCGATGCCGGTGAAAGCGCCAACACGACTTGTCAGCGCGGGCTTGCAATTCTCAGGGTTGGCGTAAAACTCCAGCGCCTCGCGCAGCTTGGTTATGCGGTCATTTACGTCTATGCGATACGCCGCAAATTCATCACGGCGCTCTTGCATTTCTTCCGTAAGCTCTCTCACGCGCTCCCGCTCGGCGGCAAGTTCGGTGCGGCACTCCATCAGCTTTTTGTAGTTGTCGTCCGCGTTGCCTTGTGCGGCGGCAAGTTCTGCCTTTAGTCGCTTGTTTTCCGCTAACGTAAAGTGATCCGTATTGGGCGGGAAATCTCCGTAAACCATCACTCGGTCTCCTTCAGCACGGCGTCGATGACGTCTATGTCTTCTTGATACTCGCAGTCATAGTTCCCAGCGCGTCGGAGGACCTCTTTCGTGCGGACCAGCGCCGCGCGCAGCTTGTAAATCTTCCGCTCGTCGGCGTCGGACTGTTCGCGATAGATAGCCAGCTTCTCAGCCGACCGCTCCCGCTCGGCGGCGAGTTCGGCGCGCAGGCGTTCGATTTCGTCAGTCATATCCTCATCCCCACTTGTCTCAGTAGCTCGGCGCTACGCTCGTCGGCGGCGCGATGGCCGCCAGGCGCGTTCTTCTGGGCGGCGGTATATCGGCCGAACCGCACGCCGATCCGCGCGGCGCGCTTCTTTACGCGCTCATGCGGCAAACCCAACCGCTCAGCAGTCTCTCGGCTGCTCAACCGCGACGCAGCCAAGCGCCTTATCTGCTCGTCCATCTCTGGTTCCCAGACTATTTTTCGCATGTCGAGTCGCCCAATTGTTTAGTCTCTTACACTCCACGCAGCCGCTATTCGCAACGTAACGCTCACGGCCATGACAGCGCGCACACTCACGGCCGAGATACCGCCGCGCTCCGTGTGAAACAGACGCGAATCTAGGCGGCACAAGGAACATCGGCGGCAGGGCTATTCGCACGTCAGAGGGCATCGCATCTATCTTCTGATACGCATACAGGACCGTCGTGTGATCGCGCTTGAACATAAGACCAATCTCAGCCAGCGACCGTTTGGTTTCCGCCCGCGCCCGCCACATGGCGTATTGACGCAACTTGGTAATGCGCAACGTTCGATCATCCGCCAAGATCTGCGCGACCGTGTAGCCGCCTCGCGCGGCCTCTTCCTTGATGATGTCGAGGATTTTCATTTAAAAAAGCGGGGGCTTGCGCCCCCACTCTCCCTATTATCAGCCACGACGACGACGGCCGGTGTCAGCGACCGCATCCGCCGGAGCGTCTGCGGGCTCGCCTTCCAACGAAACCCAGTCGATGATGTCGAACACCGGCGTATACACACGACCGTAGCTCTTGTGCTGATAATACTCGGAACCCAGCTTCAGAATCGCCACGGGCGCATCCTGATTCTGCTCCACCTGATCGGCAACCTTCATGGCAAGCTGGTGCATCGCGCGCTTACCGCCCACGGATGTGACCGTGTAACGCGCCTCGACGCCCTTATCCTCGCCAGAAAGGCACTTGACGCTCATGCCGATCTGCGGCTCCCACCCACGCTTAGCGCCAGGCGGCGGCACGTCCAGTTCGGGAAGCGGCTCCGTAATGGACACCATCTTCTCGCCAAGCACCTCGCCCTCTCCCCACGCAATGAAACCGTGGACGAACGAGAACGGATTGACCGCCCAACGCCCTTCCTTGTCGATCTCAGTCTGGTCCGCGCCGTAGACCCAGTGGCCGGTCTTGTCCATCTTAAGGATGACCGAACCGACACCCGCGTCCACGTCGAGGCTGCGCAGCGACGCCGCAAGCGACGTAGCGGTGGGGAGATTGGCGTTACCGAACTTCACGATATTAGACATTACTTCACCTCAAGTTTAGAGAAGGCAGAACGAATGTCCTTGCCTATCGTAAGCACGGCAGGACGGGGATCACTCTCCGGCGCTATCGTGTTACCTGATGAGATCGAAACCGTCAGGTCGCTCGGCAATTGAAGCTTGTGCTTCTTCAGCGCTTTCTCGATTTGTGCCGGCGACTTCAATTCGGTTACGATCAATTCCTCGGAATCCAGTCCCATTTCTGTAAGAGCTTCTCTAGCTCTCTCCTCGTTCGCCCATTGTCTGCGGGCGGCTTTGGGGACAAGTTTCCAGCCTGGAACCGCCGCGTTGTTTTCCAGCATCGTCTGCGCCAGTTCACGGACGCCTTTAGCCCAATCTTCCGCAAGCGCCGCCATCTCCAAAGCATGTGCCAGTTTCTCCGTATCTATCGACTTGACCTTGGTCGCAAGCGCCCGCTCCAGCTTGCCCGTCAACAGCGGGCAGACCGGCTTTGCCGCGCACCAACGGCAATGGTCGCCGCTGGCGTAGGGCGGATCAGACTTGAACGACGCCTGCACGGCGTCATACAGCGTGCGCTCGAACTGCTTGATGCGTTCTATCGTCGTCACCCAACGCTTCACATAGGGCGGCTGGACTATGATAAGCTCGATCTCTTCAATGCCGTCGAACACCCACGCCAGTTCCGCCGTCCGCATACCCGCGGCGGTGTAGAACATAAGCTGTTCGCTCTCTTCGGCTTCGACGGCGACGCCATCGCCAAACTTCCAGTCGAGGATTATCGCACGATTGCCCACACGACCAGCGAGATCGCAACTACCGTAAACTCCGGCGAGAAAATCGTTGAAATGGACGTTAACCTCCGTGGCAAACTCAAGGCGCTTATCTGGGTCGATCTGGTCCAGCGCGTCAAGCGCGAACATGAGCTTTTCGTTGTTCTCGTAATCCTCCACACGGTCGCCATGCGACAAGATCATGTGCATCGCGTTGTGGAGGCGCGTGCCTTCTTCGGCGTATTTGCTCGACGGCTGCGGCGGCATTTCCGCCACAAGCTTGCGCGACCCGGGGCATTTAATGAGGCGCTTGGCGGTCGAACCGCCGACGATGTTGCTGTGTGACATGACCTTACCTTTCTATGATTCGGACACTAGACAATCTTTTACGGGTGTGCAAGAAATAATTTCATGGAGGACGCGATGAAACGGCTATTGATAAGTTTTTCTGGTGGAGAAACATCGGCTTACATGACAAATTGGATTCTTCAAAATTGGAAGAATCAATATGACGAAATCTTGGTTGTGTTTGCTAACACAGGCCAAGAAAACGAACAAACTCTTGAATTTGTTAGATGTTGTGACGCGCATTTTGGTTTTGGAACTGTATGGATAGAAGCAATTCAATTTCACGGAGCCCGCCGAGCAGCAGGATTTAAAGTTGTAAATTTTGACACGGCTTCGCGCGACGGAACGCCGTTTGAAGACGCGATCAAAAAATACGGCATACCTAACGCTAAATTCAAGGATTGCACCCGCAACCTTAAACAAAAGCCTATTGAAGCATACGCTAAATCTTGTGGGTGGGCATTAGGCTCTTATGATTTAGCGATAGGAATACGCGCCGACGAGATTGACCGCATGTCGGCAGCAGCGGCACAGCGCCGTATTGTATATCCACTTATCAGCCCTCATCCGATGACTAAGCCTAAGATAAATAGTTGGTGGGGGGTCCAACCATTTCGCCTGCAATTAAGAGGGTATCAAGGTAATTGCAAATGGTGCTGGAAAAAATCACTTCGGAAACATCTCACCATAATTGACGAAAATCCGAGCGCCTATGATTTTCCAAAACGCATGGAACGCCTTTATGGCAAGGTCGGCCCCGAGTTTTTAAAAGATCCAACAACACGGCGCGATCCTCTACCTGCCGATTACCGGCGCACTTTTTTTCGTGGAAATATGTCCGTTGAAGATCTTTTTGTTGAATATGAAAAAAAGAAAGCCCGATTTAACCGCGCTGACGACGATGCATCGGTATTTGACCCAGATTTTGATGTAGGCGCTGGGTGCGAAGAATCATGCGAGGTCTTTGCGGACGAAGACAATGCTTGAGAAAGACATTGAAAAATATTTCGTCAAACGTGTGCAAGCCGTTGGCGGTAAAGCATATAAGTTCGTCTCGCCATCGAATCGCGGCGTCAGCGACCGCGTCGTCTGCTTTGCGGACGGGTCCACACACTTTGTCGAGTTGAAGCGCCCCGGCGGCAAGTTATCGCCGTTGCAACAACGTTTTGCGTCCGACATGCGCGAAATGAACCAGAATTACGCCTGCCTATGGTCAACACAGGATGTCGACGAATGGATTTGCGACCATATCAGCATATTGCTGCTGATTTCCTCTTCGCCCATGATCGGGCAATGATCCTCGCGCCAGTCGGCGCGGGCAAGACGGCGATCACGCTGACCGCCATGACCGAGATGACCGTGCGCGGACATTGCGACCGCTGGCTGGTCCTTGCGCCCAAGCGCGTCTGCACGGACGTTTGGCCGGTAGAGGGGCGCAAATGGGCCGAGACGTTCGACATCGCCGTCGCCGTTGGCACGCCCGCGCAACGCAAGAAAGCGTTTGATTCGGCCGCCGACATCGTTGTCACCAACTACGATAACATCCCCTCCGTCGATCCGGCTGGCTTTGATGGCATCGTCTTCGACGAATTGACGCGGTTGAAAAACCCGTCTGGCAAACGGTTCAAACATCTTCTCAAAATCCTCGACCAATTCAAGATCAGGTGGGGGCTAACCGGATCGTTCACATCGAACGGTCTAGAAGATGTGTTTGGCCAGTGCAAAGTCGTCGATCAAGCATTGCTTGGCCGTAGCAAGGGCGCGTTCCTGCAACAATATTTTTATTGCGTAAACCGCGATTACGGTCAGTGGGAGCCGCTGCCAAACGCGCTGCCCAAGGTCATGGAGACAATCAAGCCGGCGACCTATGTGCTGGAGCCTGGCGAATATAAGGACAAGCTGCCGCCGCTTCATGTTGTCGAGATGCGTTGCGATCTGGACGACCGCACGCCTTACGAGAACATGAAAAAGGAATATGTGCATGAAACAATCACCGCTCCGACAGCGGCGGTGGTGACGCAAAAACTACAACAACTGTCATCAGGCTTCGCTTATGATTCTGAAGGCAACGCTCAATGGTTTGGCTATCACAAGTTCGACGCCCTCCAAGACATCCTCGATGAAAACCAGCGAGACAACACCATCATCGTCTACAACTATAAGGAAGAGTTAGCCGAGCTTCAGCGTCGGTATAAACTTTCCACGATAGACGATGACAACGCCATTGAAAACTGGAACAAAGGGGAAATAGAGCTTCTGGCCATCCATCCCAAAAGCGCAGGCCACGGGCTCAACCTTCAGTTCGGCGGCAACAAGATCGTCTTCCTGTCCCTGCCGTGGTCACTGGAACTGTTCGAGCAGACCGTGGGGCGGCTGCACCGCAGCGGCCAGACCCGAGATGTCTGGTGCTATGTGCTGATGTGTAATAAAACTATTGACGAGCGTATCTTCAGCGCGTTACACGACAAGAAGTCTTTAGCGGAGTTGGCCCTTGCCGAACTATCTGACATGGAAAGAGCTTAATGATCGGTTGGCCGATCTGACCGAACAGGAGGTCTTGGACCTTCTGGAAGCCGAGAAGCGGGACACCCGACGCTCCACGGTCTTAGTGCGGTTGCACCAACGCTACACGGTGCTGCGCATGTTACGCGAACGGGCGGAACTCTTGGAGAGTATAGATGAATCCTCACGAACTGCTTAGCCAAGCGGCTAAGATCATTGACCAGCGCGGCGAAGGCTACGGCGGGATCGAGTCAAATTTCCAGCTTGCCGCTGACATTGCGTCGCTGCGACTGGGCCGCGACTTTCACCCTTACGAAATTGCCATCATCCTGGCTTGCGTTAAGAACGCCCGCGCGTTTGCGTCTCCTACGCATCTCGACAGCCATATTGACGCGGTAAACTACGAACTGTTTGCCGCGACGTTTGCCGAAGATTACCTTCAGTCGAAGGCCGGCGCGGCTGCGGAGATCGGCTACCGTAAGAAGAAAGACCTAAAGCCTGCACGCCGCGCGGAGCTTTCCATAGTCGACGACCAGCTTGGCGACCTCGCTATTCGCGGGGAGTCGGCGTAACTCTTTGGCAGCTAAGGTCTGGCGTTCTGCCGAATAGTCGACCAGCGGAGGACACCCTTCGCTGGTCGATTTGCATCCGCTAAAACCGACCAGCATCAAGATCGGCAGCAGTTTCTTCGACGGTCTTGGGTTTGGCAATTTCAGCCTGCCGCTTTCAATCCTGGGGCTTGGTGCCGCCGGTCACATTGAAGTCCTTAGCGGCGACTAGACCGATAGCGATAAGGCCATTTTGAAGATCAGCCCAGTTGACCGTCTTGGTCGACCAAGCCTCCCACAGGACGCGCAGCAGCAGCAGGACGCCGGGGATCGTCGTCATCCAGTTCGTAAGCATATCAATCTCCTAGTTGCACGGCCGCGACGTATTGTCGCGCGCCAGACACGATAGTTCTTTTACCGACATACAGCCAGATAGCGTGATGAGCAGGACGGCGCACAGCCCGATAACGACGAGCGAATAAAAGGCCGAAATTGTCGCATCGCGGCGCTCGCGGGCGTCCGGTGAGTTCAGCGA